AGTACATTTATACACTTGAAAGTATTAGCCGAAAAATTTACCAATGGTGTATCTTTTATAAGATACATGGAAAGTTTCCTTAATACAGATATTATGAAGAGCTATAAAGCTCTCATAAAAGGAACTAAACTTAGAAAGATAGTTCCAATTACCGCTCCCGACATGAAAATGCGGGAAGTGGCAATTTCTGATTATTGGACGCAAACAATATTAGCACCTTTCGAAGGCGTAATTTACGCTATATTCGAAAAGTTTTTCCCTACCGTGGCTCTTTCGAGTCACGATAGAGGTTTTGCTAATGCTATTGCGCTATCAAATAAATATAAATTGAAATATCCCATGGGTTTATACTCGTATGATATTTCAGATTGGACGGACCGGTTTCACCGTGATGTTCAATTTATAGTATTTGAAGAACTCTTTGGAAAAGATTCGTGCGAGGCTTGGAAAAGCCTCGTAGTAGAGTGCCCTTGGCATTTAGGCGACAAAATTGTCTACTATGCACAAGGTCAGGGCATGGGAACGAGAGGGAGTATGGCAATTGCCACACTTTCCTACATACTATACATCAACTTCACATTAGAACAAGCCTATAAAGGTGAGTTCAAAGAAGAATGGTCCGGTGTAGTTGGAGATGATTTATATTGTCTCGACTACAACAAGGTAATACCTTCCGCTTTCGCGAGAATTTATTTACCAATTAACAATAAGGGTAAAACCCCTACAGTTAAGGGCCGTTTTGTAGAGTTCGTTTCCAGGGTTGCATGGAACGAAGTAGACGTAAGTCGACTTTCGGGCCGCGTTATTAATAACTCCAAAGATTGGAGAAATATACCAGCGTTAGTAATCTGCGCTGAAAAGCGTAGAATTAACATTCCTGCAAGCTCTCTGGTTTCATTATATAATATAGTGAAAAAGGATCGTGATAGCTATCTATCGAAAGTACATTCTGTGTTTTATTTTTTGAATGCAGAACAATCAATAATAGCCAATTACCTTACCCTTACTAATGAACCTAACAAATACCTTAAAAAAGTACGCGATAGGCTATTTAATATTGATAAGGAATACCTTTATAAAAATGGGTACTTGCCAAGAAGCTCTTTGAGCATAAATGGCGTAGTATATGAGCTGGATGAAAATCTCAGTAACTTATACTTAGTATCAAAATTTATATCGGGTCACATCCGTTTAGCTACGTTAATGAATGAAACTATTCAGAATATTACGAAAGTACCATTAAAAATACGCTCGTTGCTAAAATTTAGAACGAAAAGTAATTTTATGGATCCCAAAGGGGAGTTTTATAACTCCTTATTGGAACATCTAAATGAGGTTCACCCTGAACTTGTTTTAGGCAAAGGAACAACAAAAGTTATTCATCCGAATGCTTTAATAAACATCCAGACCCTAATTCAAGCTGTGGAAATCCGCGACAGACTTACGTTTGGCGAGGACCTATTACCTGTTTATGGCAAAAATTTCGTACGTAACTCTATTGTTAACTATTGTCTTCAATCGAAGATAATTGAAAACTTCTTTTTCGACTCCTTAAAAAGTGTCGACGTAAGTGGTGATAACTTAGTGGAACGTACTACTTTTGAAACCATAAAAGTAATAGGCAGTATAGACTTTGAAAAAAGAACCTATACAATTCCCAAAGGATTCCCGTTAGATGATCTAACGTATATTCTGGACGAGATCAAAGACATAGGAGGGTTTCCAACCCTCGTAGATCATAACGGTAACGTGGTTTATCGTTTTAACAAAGAAAAAATAGAAGCTTAAAAAGTCTTTTATTTGTTTTTGTTAACAAGATTAATACGAAAACGCTATTTAAACTTTAAAACTTATGTTTTAAAGCTATCTTTCTATCTCGAACTTTTATTTGGAACCGGTCTACCAGCCAAATCTTTTCATATTTTATAATATAAAAAATTGTACTAGCCTAAGAAGGGTTTTAACCTAATCAGTTAGAACTCGGCTCACCTTGAGGATACTCTAAGAGTACTCAAGGCCGCACAACTGCCTTTGTCAAGCATTTGATTGCGGGCCACAACCCAC